GTTTTGAGACGGGTAAAGAATTGACCCTGCAATGCCATTGCTTGCTCAGGTTTAATCCTGAAATCAACAACCGTGCAGCGTGAGTGCAGAGGTTCAATGATCTTGTTAATGAAGTTGCAGGTGAAGATGAAACGGCAGTTTCCATGGAACTCCTCCACAGCGGTCCTGAGAGACAGCTGCACGTCGTTAGTGGTGTTGTCTGCCTCATCAATGATAACGACCTTGTGGGACGCTCCAGAGGTCAGAGAGATGGTTGTAGCAAACTGCCTCACACGGTTCCTCACGGTGTCTAGGAAGCGTCCCTCATCGGATCCATTGATCACGATATAAGAGGCACCAATCTCCTCACACAGCGCCTTAGCAATGGTAGTCTTGCCTACTCCTGCGGTGCCACTGAGCAGCAGGTTAGGAAGCTCTCCCTGATTGACAAAACCCTGAAACACCTCTTTGATGCTGTCAGGGAGAATGCAATCTTCAACAATGTTGGGGCGGTATTTCTCCACCCACAGAAATTCTTTGCTCATTCAAGTGGTCGGGTAAATGATTTAGAAATAATGTCCGTGGCATTGAACATCATTTGCATATACTCTACACCCTTTTTGGGTTTAGTATGCTCACCGCATGTGAAAATATCACACACCGCCATGCCTTTCTCTGGCCAAGTATGAATGCTGATATGAGATTCAGCAAGCATAGCAACACAAGTTACACCTTGAGGATCAAACTTGTGAGAATGAAGTGCAAGCAACGTAGACTTGCACTTTTTAGATGCTGTATAAACAATATCCCTAACGAACTCTTCATCATTTAGAAGGTCTTTCGTACAACCCTTTAAGGTAAAAAGGATATGCTTCATCAGGGCTCCAATGCAATGTAGTAAGTAAGATCTACATTAGCGTTTGTCCACTCCGAGATAAGGTGCTTGGAGACCTTGACAGAATAGTCACCAGGGAGAACACGAATGTTTTCAATCTTGAGATCAAGAGAATAGGTGCCAGTAGAACAACCTGCCACCGTGAGATCGTAAGTATTACTGGTATCATTTTCTTTATCGCGAAGGATAAGTTTGATAGTATCTAGTCCTTCTTCGGACTGGAAGGTGAGGTCGGGAAGACCGTACACAGCAGATGCTTTCTGCAAAGCAATCAGATCTTCACCAGAAAGAGTAAACTGAAGATCAGCACCAGGGAAGTTTACATTCTTTTCTGGAGCACTCTTGAGCGTAATCTCAGGATCCGAGAAATAGTATTTTGCAGAAGTGCGCCCCCCACGAATGCTAACGTAATCGTTAGAGGTGAACTCAAGCTGAGGGTCGTTAAAGAGAGAGATACCGCTAAGAAACTGACTGAGATCATAAATTGCGAAGTCAGAAGGAAATACTTCTTCGCCAGTAAACTTTGCGAGGATGTTCTCTGCATTTGAAATTGTTCGGACTGTAGACCCCTTGCGGAATACGATGGAGGAATTAATCGTGCTGAAGTTCTTAAGGACATCAAGTGTTTTTTTAGATAGGATAACTTTACTCATTGGTTGTAGGGTTCAGTAACAGAGGTCTTGTCAGAAAAGTGAAGAAGGAGAAGACCGTAGTGCAGGATCTTGATAATATCCCGACGAGCAGTGCCCTTCTTATCATAGCGTGAAGCATACTTAAGGATGTTGCTGCGGCAGAATGCCTCAGCGTCACCACATGCTTCAATCAAATCTAACGTTTGAATACTGTCATTTCCAGCAGAGTAATGTTGATTGTAGGTTCCAGAGATGTAATCACGTAGCTCATTGAGTAGAGCATCTTCATCATATTTAAAAGCCATTCAGCGATCCCAAATTAGACGTAGGTTATCATGGTAGCATTCTTGTACGTTGCCGTCAAGGTCTTTGACAAACAACTTCAGACCTTCACCACCTAAGATCCGAACAGTCTTGCCACTGTCAAGAGTGGCAAGATGGTTGACATAACCGTGGTACTTATCAGTCCTGGGTTGTGGCATCTTCTTCCTCCGTGTTAACGTCAGCATCAATTTTATCATAAAGTTCAATGAAAGACTGCTTGGTCTCGTCATCAAAACGGTTCACACAAACTTTGATTGCCTTCATACGATCACCCCAGATAGCATAGGCTCGCATGATGTGGACCAGACGACGAGTAGAAATCACCTCGTCAATACCACCATCCTTGAAAGTACGGCGAATGATGTCTGCCCAGTTAGCAAGATTGTTGCAGAACTCTTCGTCATGCTTACCAACAGAAGCAGCAACGCGAATGAGAATCTTACTCTCAACTGCAGGAGTGGGATACTCCTGCTCAAAAGTCAAAGCGAATCGCTCAAGGAATGCCTCATTGAGAACGTTAGTTCCAATAAAGCGACCGTCATCGCTGCCTTTGCCCTTAGTATTTGCAGTTGCAATAACATTAAAACCCTCCTTAGGTTGCACATATTTACCAATCTTCTTCAAGAAGATACCTTTGCCTTCCAAGACAGATTGCAAACACAGGATTTTGTTAGATGCCAAGTCAACTTCGTCTAGAAGCAACACAGCTCCGCGTTGAAGAGCCTCCACGACGGGTCCATTGTGCCAGACAGTTTCGCCATTAACAAGACGAAACCCACCAATAAGATCATCCTCGTCAGTTTCAATGGTGATGTTCACACGAATCAACTCCCTATTTAGAGAGGCACATGCCTGTTCAACAGAGAAGGTCTTACCGTTTCCTGACATACCAGTGATGAAAGTCGGGTAGAAGATACGAGACTGGATAATCTTCTTTACATCAGAGAAGTTACCGAACGGCACATAGTTCTCATCCTTGCTAGGGACAAGGTTTTGCTCAACTGCTTCCATGACAGCAGGAGCAGCAGCAGGAGCTTGATAAGTTTGCTCAAGGCGTTCCTGCACAGTCAGGTTCCAAGTGCCACGCTTGACATAGAAGTCACGCAGTCGCTTGGTAGCAGTAGCATAGGTGACACCAAAGTGATCACAGGCAGAACGAACATTGTCAGCATTAATCTCAGGACCGAACTGGTTGGTCAGATACTCAGAGAGTTGGGCAGTGGTCAGATCAGAACGAGCAGGCATTGGTTGGTTGCGTATGAAATAAGTATAGGGCATGGTGGGGTCTTAGCGACCCCCAGTGGACAGTCTGTCAAGCGACATACTCAATGAAAGAACTCAGAAGTTTCTTGTTCGTGGACTTGCTACCAAGCATCTTCTTGAATGCCTTGGTAATCTCTCCTTTCTTGGCACCACTCTCAACGTTGAAGTCAGTGCTTTCATTCAGAGAGTGGTTAGAGATAGCGTACAAGGCAGAGAATGCTTTAGGATTCTTGATGATAGCAGACTTTTCTTTTTTCCACTGCTTCTGGACTTGCGAGTAACCTTCAAAATCAGCATACCGACCAACAAAGCTCTGAAGTTGAGAACCAGAAAGAATTCGGAAACCAAGAACATTTACATCAGGATTACGATCACGCAGTTGCTGAATAAAAATGTTAGTTACATTTTCAGCATCAAACTGACTATAAGTGATACCAGTCTTACGATCACGAAGAGTCTGATACCAATCAATACGGCGAGCACGAACAGAATACTCATCTTTGTGATCAAGATATACTTCATGACCATAAGCAGCAGCACAACTCTCACCATCAGACAAAATGCAGAGGTTGACTTTCTGCAAGTCATTCTGTTGCTTGAACTGAGGAATGATGTAGTTCATGGTGATGACTGCCTCATTCAAAGGAGTGCCAGAGAGACCGACACCAAAGGTTGCTTGATAACCACTATATGTTTTGTAGCAAGCTGCTTCACGGAACAGGTTTTTGCACTGACGCTCATACTCACGAGCGTTAGAACGGGAAGAGATGAAGTTCATCATGTGGAAGTATTCCTTATTGATATACACCACATTCTTTTCAACACCAGGGAAATCATAAGACATGTAATTGACTTCACCTGCCATAGCACGTTTAGCAGCAACCCACTCATTAGTAAATGCATAGACTTCAAACGGGATCTGAACTTTCTTACAAAATGCAGTCAAGTTTAGCAGTTGCTTGACAGTTGCCATCAGTTCGTTTGCCATAGAACCAGACCAGTCAAGAACAAACAACAGACCGTGGTTCTTGCCATCTGGAAGAACAGTTACTTTCTTGAAGATGTCATCATTGTACTTGTAAGTGTGTAGCTTAGAAGTATCAAGCACACCAGTCTTAGATTGACCTGCACGAGCGTAAGCGTCAGCAGACTTACGGCACTCAAACTCCTTAACAAGATAGTTTACCTCCTTCTGAGATTGCTTACGGAACTCATAATACAAGTTGTCAACATACTCATAAGTTTCTGGTTCTGCAGCATTCTTGTCAATCCAATCGTGCAGAGTAGTCCAGTCAACGATGATACTATCTAGGTCAATTGCTTCAGGAATCTCAACATAAATGGGATTGCGACCATAAGAAGATGACAATTTTTCAGAAGCACTATCAAATGCACTTTGGGTCTCAGAGGTTTCACCACCGCCAGGACCTTCTACTTCTTCTTCATCTTCTTCGTCATCTTCATTCTCAATCGGACCAGCATTGTTGGTCTCTGCTTGAGGTTGAGGAGCTTCACTGGGTTCAGATTGTTGCTGCTCAGATTGTTCGTCATCGTTACTTTCACTTTCACCCTGCTGAGAAGCAGGAGGAGGAACGTCTTCTACCTTCTCTTGCTTAGAAAACTCAAACACATCAACAGCAATCTGCAGCACTTCTTCAAAAGTCTCTGCAACATCAGTGCGAGCAACGAACACCTGCTCCTCAATAGAGAAGGGGATCATGGCAGCAGCACCAACCTTGAAGTGCAAGTTGATACGATCAATCAGACTGAACTTGCTGGTGTCTTGACCTTCAATATCAAAGAAGTCAAGATCATTCAGTTCCTTGTAACCACCAGCAAACGACTTGCGAAGACCAGGGAACTTGCGCTTCATCAGTTTCTCAATGCGAGCATCTTCAATGACGTTCACAAAGTCCTTAGGACAGTCAGCAACAGCACACCAGTCTTCGTTAGGAGTGAAAAGAGCGTGACCAACTTCGTGACCCACCAGCATGTCATAGACAATGCTAGATGCCTTGTCCCACATAGGCAGGGTAAGCACACGACGGTCAACGTCAAAAGAAGCTGTAGGAGTCTTACGATGTTCTACGATAAGGTTCTCGGTAGCGAGCAGTCGTGCCAGGTTGCCTTTGATTTCTTGGGATTGCATCGGTCTCTTTTGCTGATGGAATCATCATACAAAAAAAGGATGGTCATCCGACCATCCCATGTGTCACTTC